CCTTACGTCCCAATGGTTTTTTGCTTCTTCGATATTCGATACGAATACTGAAGATATTAAAAGGTCATTAATTGTAATAACCTTTTCGTTGTGGTTAATTGCGGAACCTAATATTTCAGCTCCAACTGCGTGATACTCCGCACCTATTCTTCCCATTACTGGAAAAGATGCAGATTTGCCGTTACTGATACTTCTTACCATATCAGCACCTTCTGTTTTTGAAGCTCTTTCAAATGAAGTAATTACTTCACCTGCGAATACTTTTAAAAACAGGGCATCATCACGAGTAGAACCACTATTAGCGTTACCGAATTTAACTGGTACTGCGTTTGACATGTGATTGTCTCCTTTTTTGATGTTAGTTTATAAAAGCCTCTTCAATAAAGTTATTTAGTCAAGATTGTCCTCCGCAGAGGGTCAAGTTATTTGGCTAAATTAAAGTTGGCAGTTGCCACGCATAAGCGTTGCACAACTATTTTTTAGTTACAGTTCCACTTTCGTAAAGCTAATGCTTTTCTAGTGGGTTTTCCGTTCTTAGACATAGCTCCTTTTACTCCACCCATTCTGGCACAAAAGCTCTTTTTTCTTCCTGCGGCTCTTGAACCTGCTTTAGGGTTTCCTGTGACTGGAGCTTTTAAGTTATGTCCTTTACTTTTAAAGAAAGCCCTTCCTCTAGCATTTAAGCCACCAGAAGGACTTTGATATTTTTTAGCAACCATTATGCTTTCGCAGTTTTGGCGGCTCTCTTAAATTGTTTAGCAGTAGGTCTACCTTTAGCTCCTGCTTTTCGCATTTTTTCACCTGAACCTGCTTTAATTCTAGCACGTTTTTTATGAATGTTTGCGTATAGTCCGTTCTTTGCCATATTATTTTTTCTTTTTACTACTCATTATTTTTGATTTTAAAGCGGCAGGTAGTCTTTTCTGTCCACCTTTTAACGTTTTACTTGGTCTTCCTTTTTTAGAACCATAAGTTCCTTTTCCCATTGGCATATTTATTTCTCCTTTTTGGTTTTATCTACTAGGGGTACTTTTGATTTTTCAATAATGTCATCTATTTGTTTAAGACAACACTTTGCATGAGTTCGTTTATCAAATCTATCTTTCAATATATCCATAAACTTATCATGGTCAGCAACACCCACAGGGTTTTGTAAAAATGTATCTATTGTTGCAGTATGTTCAGCTTCATCAGCTTCATACCTTTTCTTTAACGCATGTAACCAAGCAATCATATTATAACTCCGAGTTAGCTATTTTGTTTTTAACCATTGCTTGATAAGCAGGGTCTTTAGCATACCTAGAATCAGACATAGCGGCTGTAACTTCAGCCCAAGATTTATAACCTTGTTCTGTAGTAGGTGTAGCTTTGCCTTGTGTTAGATTAGGTTCTGAACCATTAGCTGATTCATACTTAGCTCTAAGACCATCAACTGCTAACTTAACAGTGTCCATGTCTTTACTATTAACGGCTGTGTTATAGGCTTTCTTTTCACCTTCCGACATATTACCTGCCGCCCACGTTGCCATTTCCGTATAAGCCTCATCACCACCTACCATACTTTTTACAGTATTAGTTTGTTGCTCACCTATTGCTTTTTGACCTTCAATAAATTGGTCTACATATTCTTTTGGAATACCTGATTTTTCTAATGCTTGATATGATTCATCATTTAATTTACCATTCTCTGCATATTCATCAGCTAGACTATTCATGTCAAGTCCTGCGTTTTCAACAACATTTTCAGCTATATCTAATTCACCTTTTTGTGTTTCTTGAACAGGTGTTTCTTCTTTAACTGGTTGTTCTTTATTAGTACCTAGCTTCGCTTCTAATTCTGCATAAGACTTTGCTAAGTCTTCAACTGAATTAAATTTTTCTGGTAAACCTTCTGGTTTGCTAAGTGCACTATTCTCTTCTACTGGCTTTTCGCTAGTAGTTTCGTCACGTTTTACTTCTATTGTTTCTACCATTTTTTATTTCCTCTATTGTGGTTGTGGTTTAGACAAGTTACCTGCAACTGGTGCTACAGCTTTCTCAGCCATTTGCATCATTTGCTCATTTTGCATTTGCTCTTCTTGAGCCGCTTGTTCTTGAGCTAGTTGTTCTTGAGATTTTATTAAACCATCTGTATCAATACCTAAACCAGTAGCAATACGTTTAATTAAATCTTCAGGGTTTAACGATTGAACAACCGCAGGATTTATTTGAGCTAAGTTTCCTATCTCAGCTACAAATTCTCTTAATTTTTGTAAATCATTTCCTCTACCTAATGCTTCAATACCAGTAATAATTGTAGGTCTTACTGATTTTTCAGGTAATGATGGTATTTCATTTGCTTGTTCCATTCTTTTCATAAGAATAGTTACTAATGGTAATTGAAATTCTTGTGATAATAAAGAATATATACCACCCATTGCTGTTTCTAATTGTTCAGCCATGTATCTAATTTCTTGAGCAGTTACACGTTCAGCATTTCTTTGTATTGCTGTATGTAATAAGAAAGCAAATGATAATCTTTCTTCTAATTTTTGTATACTTCTTTCTACAACTTGTAAATCAAACTGTTTGTTTGCTTGTAATACTGATACATCTTCTGCACTACCAGTAATAATGTCACCATTTCTACTTAGTGATAAATCTTTTTTTCTAGTTACTGCATTAGGTCTTACTAAAAATACTACCTTACTTGAAGCCGCCGCAGATTCTACTAATGATTGAGACAAACCTTCTAATGATTTTAAATCACCTAAAAATTCTTCTACATATCCTCTACCATAATCTTCATTATCAACTCTAATCATTCTTAGAGCTTGGTAAGGCATACGTTCTTTAGTAAATGTACCAATGCTTGATGGTATTTTTACACCATTAGCTTCTTGACAAACATAAAATTTAGAATCATCTAATTTATATACATGAGTATACAATTCAATCTCACTATCTTTTTTGTAATCAGGGTCAGAAACTATTTCTGAAGCTACATCTTTATCTAATGACATAATGCTCATTTTTTCTTGAACAATTATTTCACATACATTGCCTGAGCTATCTCTTTGAACTACGTATTGTGATAATGGAAACACTCTCATGCTTCCTTTTTTTGGTAAGTAAGTTAAGACATTACCTGAAACAATTAAATGTTTAAGAGCTTCAAATACAGATACTCTTAATGCTAGTTGTTCTATTTTATTAGTTACTTCTCTTTCAATAGTAGCTAAAGATTTTTCAACTTCTGTTTTTAATTCTACTCTTTCAGATAAATCTTCTTTTGCTTTTCCTGCTATAGATAATCTAAAGAAGGGAGAGTTTGGGGGAAGTAATAATAGTAAAAGTTTAGAAGCTAAATTGTTGACTCCCCTAGCTCCTACTGATTGGAAGGGGGTATATAAATCTGATGATGTTGTAAAACCATCAGGTTGTATTAGAGACGGAATGGTAATTTCAGCACACTCTTCAGCTCTATCTAAAAAATGTTCTCTGTTCTCTTGTAACTTAAAGTAACGCTCTTTTGCTGTGTGTTGTGTAAAATTGTTGTCCATGTATTCCATTTATTAAGAAATGTTTAAGCCTGAACCAGTTGCAACATTTACTCCTGAAGTAGTCTGAAGTGAACTTGTTCCTGATTTTTTAACTTTCTTTTTCTTTTTTGCAATATCTTGCTCGTCTGCTGTTATCAACTGAGGTGATAATTCTTCACCGATTGCTTGTGATGTATTCACAGGCATTGGTGGAGCAGGTTGTGGAGCAGGTATTTTTGGTCTGCTAGTGCACATATTTATTTCTCCGTTCTCTCTTTTAAAGTGTTAATAAATTTTACAACGTCACGCTGACCTGCTTTAAAGTAGATAGTTTTATTATCATCTTTTAAATCAGGAGATTTTTCAGGATAAACTTCATTAAGTAGTTTAACTAAATCATCTACGTTATTTGGTAATGTTAAATCGTCCATTGTATTCGTCTAAAAAGGGAACTTTACTCCCACAAGCTCCCTGTTACTGTACCTTTGTTATATTCTGTAGCTCTATTTTCAAAGAAATTAGCATGTTCTACACCATTTAACACCCAATCTAACCAACCTAAAGGGTTTTGTTTAACACCAAAATTAGGTTTTAATGATAGTTGTAACAGTCTTCTGTCAGCAATATATCTAATATATTGTTTAACTTCTTCTGCTTTTAATCCTCTAATACCACCCATACTAAATGCTAAATCAATAAATCTATCTTCTAATGCAACCATATCTCTAGCTGTTTGATAGATACTTGCTTTAAATTTTTCTGTCCAAATATTAGGATTTTCTTTTATTAATTGATGAAACAATTTAATCATACCATCTACGTGATGAGTCTCATCTCTAATAGACCATGTAACTATTTGACACATACCCTTCATTCTTCCGTATCTTTGAAAGTTTAGTAGCATAACAAATGATGCAAACAACTGTAAGCCTTCACCAAATGCAGAAAAACAAGCTATCTCTTTAGCTAATCCTTCTAGTCCTTTACCTTTACTAGCAAATAAATACTCATGTTTATCAGCCATTTCTTTATATTCTTGAAATGCTTTGTATTCTTTATCTGGCAATCCTATTGTATCATTAAGTAATGAATAACTATGTGCATGATTAGCTTCACTTGTAGCAAAAGAAGACAACATCATTCTAACTTCAGGTGATTTAAACTTAGGAATATAACTATCTAAATATGCTTTAGCTATATCTACATCACCTTGAGTAAAGAATTTTAATATTTGATTTATTAAATTTTTCTCTTCTTTTGTTAATCGTTCATTCCAATCTCTTATGTCTTCGTGTAATGGTACTTCACTAGGAAGCCAGTGCATTTTTTGCATAGTACCATAGGCTTCAAACGCCCATTCGTAATCAAATGGTTTGTAATAATTTCTTTCTGTAAATAAACTCATCGTG